ATAAACTATTAAAAGAACTTTTTGTTATTGCAGAACCAACAAGAATTGAAGGATATACTGACGAAGAAATGTATGAAGCTAATGCCGCTAATGAATTTACAGTTAATATTGGTAGAGAAATACAAGCTGAAATGATTGCAAATGGTAGACCATCTCCAGCTAAATTACGTAATGCCATGAGTAATCCTTACACTTGGAACGCATTAAAAAGTGTTGGATTAATTCCAAAGGACACAAGAATCCTTGAAGGAAATGTCAATCCAGCATTAGAAATAACACTTAAAGTAGCAGAAGATGATACTTTATATGATAAAAAAGAAATATTAAAAATAAAAGAAAGGAAAATATATAATGTGGGCTAAACTAAATTCCGCTAGAGATGGGGTAGACGAGATTATTGTTAACATGCAACCTATGGTCATTGATAACATTACACACCCTAAAGCTCTATTTACTTTATGGACAGATGCAGAAAGATTGGCTGTTGGGATTGTTCCTGTAACAACAACTGGGACACATTTAGATACAGCTTACTATATAGAAGCAGAGCCAACGTATGCTATAGCAGGAAATAAAAAATCCGTTATTAGAACTATAGGTGTAAAAGATTCTGATAAATCTCTTTCTGATCTAAAAACTATTGCTAAAAATAATGCTACTAACGAAGCAACTAGATTCTTAAGAGGATTTGGTTGGTTAGTACAACGGAAAGTTACAGCAGAAACTGCTATACCTAGTGCTGTTATTACCTATATGGCAGCAATTCGTACTGACCACAAAAATATCTGTGATGCCATAGATGGAGTAGCAAATGTAGATGCTCTTGTAGCATTAACAGAATCTTGGACTTCTGATACTAATGTAAAATCCTATAGGAGAAATAATTTTGCCTAGTGTTTCAGCTAATCAAGTTAAAGCTAAATTAGATACACATGAAGCGGTATGTGCGGAAAGATGGTTAGAAACTGTTGCACGTTTAAAACGCCTAGAAACAGTCTTGCTTGCTGTTAGTGGCGCAACCATGATAATGTTAATGACAATAATAATAAAACAACTGTAGGGCTTTAAAATGGCAACAAATAATGAAGCAAGACAAATAGCAATAAGAACAGTTACTTCAACCACAGGTACTGTAAATGAAGATTGGTTAGCTTTGTTTACAGCAAGGTCTATTCCTGCTGGAACATTTAATGAAAGACTATTAGCATATATTAATGGAGAATTAACAACATCTTATACAGATGTGAATTTAGCAATGCAAGCATTTGCTACAGACCAAAGTGATTATAATTTTTCTAGTATGGGAACATTTACACCATGAGTCAGCAATCATTACGACAAGCAAGTTGCCGAACAGAAGCAGGAACAACTGGGACTTATAATGAGGACTGGGATAAAGTTTTTGCAGATTCAGGCTTTACAACTGGGACTTTTTCAGAAAAGATGTTGGCATATACTAATGCACAAGGTAGTGCATGGGATAATGCAGAGTGGGACGTAAGCTCTTGGGGAAGTGGACCATTTACTAATGTGAATGAAGCAATGGCACAATTAGGAAAACAAAATGGAACTCTAGCACCTGGAAGTTTATGGTCGCAATTAGGCACATTTAGTGCAGAATAGGAGATATTAACATGGACGCAATATTAAATTTAGTAAGTGGAGCACCTGCTTGGGTTTCTGCTGTTACAGCTTTAGTTACTGCTGCAACGGCAATCACAGCCCTAACACCTACAAAAACAGACGATAAAGCTATTTCTTTTGTATTACGCATACTGAACTTAGTTGCTGGTAATATAGGTAAGAATACAAACAAAGACGACAAATAATGGGTTGGCTTTCTGCATTAGGAGGAATTGCTAAACTTGCCTCTAAATTATTTGGCTTTATGCTAATGCGGAAGGCCGTCCAAGCTGACGTTATGAAAGACCAATTAGACGATATAAGGGTAGCTGATGAAGTTAAGAAAAAGATTAATGCTACTGCTACTAGTGTTAAGCGTAGCAAGTTGCGGAAGTATAGGAAGCGGAAATAAAGGCTATTGTATAATATCCAGTCCGATTAATCCAACAGATGCAGATATAGACGTTATATCTGACGAACTCGTTGACGATTTATTAATCCATAATGAAATATATGAAAGATTGTGTGAATAATGTATGAGTATAAAGCAAAATTAGTCAGAGTAATAGATGGAGATACTATAGATGTTGACATTGATCTCGGTTTTAAAGTGTTCTTGCAAAAAGAACGAGTGCGATTATTCGGCATTAACACGCCTGAAAGCCGAACAAGAAACTTGGAAGAAAAAAAGTTGGGTTTGGCTGCGAAGGCTAGGCTTAAAGAGTTATTGCCAAAAGAATTTGTAGTGCGTACTGAAAAAGATGATAAAGGAAAATTCGGTAGAATACTAGGTATTCCTCTTGTAGAAGGTAGGAATATATGCGATCAATTAGTAGAAGAAGGTCATGCCAGAAGTTATTTTGGCTTTGGACCTAAAGAAATATGGGTTTAACAAAAGGAAAAAAATAATGGCAATGATTAAACATAATTACCCTCGTTCTCAACATACAGGCATAACGCCTGTTGGCTCAACTTTTGCACCTGAACCTAGAATGCAAGGAGGAATGGGTGGTAAAATTACAGATACATGGGGATCTAATGCACCTCCACAACCTAATCAACAACAAATGTTAGCACAAGCATTAAGAGGTAGAAATGCTATGCCACAACAACAATTTACAGAAGAAGAACAAGCAATAATAATGCAACTTATGCAACAAGGCATGAGCCAAGAACAAGCAATACAACAATTAATGAGCATGAAAAGTGGATAAACAAAAACTTATAAATTTAATTTCTGATCATGAAGGTTTAAAGTTAAAAGTCTATGATGATGCTACAGGGCAAGAATTAAAAGCTGGTGATATTTTAATAGGACACCCAACAATAGGTGTTGGTAGAAATGTTGCTAAAGATGGTCTAGGAATATCACAAGAAGAAGCAGAATTTATGCTTATGAATGATATAGAAAGAGTAGAAGAAGAAATTAAGAACTTTCCTATAGAACATTTAAACGAAGTTAGAACTGCCATAATTATAGATATGGCATTTAATATGGGTATTACACGATTTAATCCTACTATGTGGAAAAAAACTTTCCAAGCTATAGTTGATGAAGATTGGCAAAAAGCAAAAATAGAAATGCTCGATAGTAATTGGGCTAGACAAACAAAAAGACGAAGTGTTAGATTATCCCAAATGATGTTGTTAGGAACTTGGATTGTTTAATGGAAGCAAAATTGTGGGCAATTTTAATTGTTGTTTTTTTCTTGTCTTTTCTTACATGGTGTAGTGTAGGAAAAGCAGAAACAAATACTGTAACCTCAACGAGTAGTACAGTATCTAGTGGCACAACTACAGTCGATCGGACTCCCTCAACAGCGTCAGCCCCAAGCGTTGTGATTAATAACCAAGATGTCTGTAGTTTTGCTGCTAGTGGTGCAATACAAACACAAATATTCGGTTTAGCTGGTGGCACAGCTATTAGAGATTTAAATTGTGAACGTATGAAATTATCAAGAGCATTATTTCGTATGGGTATGAAGGTTGGTGCTGTCGCTATGCTCTGTCAGGATTCTAGGGTGTTTCAATCCATGGAAATGGCAGGAACTCCTTGCCCATTTTACGGAAAGATTGGGCTAGATGCTGCAAAAGGTTGGGCAGAAAATCCTGAAAAGCGACCTGATTATGATAAGTGGATAAAAGATAATACCCCAGATTCAGAGGAGATAATAACAGATGAAGCTGCTTTTAGTATTTTTAGTATTTTTCTTATGCTCTTACTCCTCTAACGCACAGATGCAGGAAGAAGGAACGACAACAACTTCTGTTATTGAAGATCAAGGAGATGTGCAAGAAATCACAGAAACAACTGTTACTATTGAAAATAAAACAAGTGGTGATATATTAGACGGAGATACAGGAATCGTATCGTCAAGGTACGAGGGAGATATGGATCTGGATTGGGGTGGGATCGGATCTGCAAGTATGCCAAATTGTCCTTCACAGTTTAGTGGTGGTGGCAGATGTGCTAAAGGTACGTCAAATTCTCTTACTACGTTTCAGCAAAATATAAATATATCACAATTTCATATAGAAGATGGTGGTGCTTTGGAATGGAGTTTAGATGGGTGGCACTCACAAGCTAATACATCTATGTATTTCGAATTAAAAGGTTATAATGATAATGTTTTACTTTGGACAAATAAAACAGATTTTGCCTATAATAATTATACTGACAGTAGTTCTTACAATTATGCAGGAAATTATGATTATGCAGGAGGATTAGATAAACTCTTTGTGTCTGTAGGAGGAGCAAAGAATTATTATTTTGATAATGTCCAATTAGACGTAAACTATAATGTCATATCTACAGTCATTACTACCTACTTACAGTATGTTGAATCACAAGTCATGATTAATCAAACTATAGTCGAAACAGAAATTTATGAGTATCAAGATACGATTGCACCAGAAACATCTTATGAGGAAATGAATAATTATGATGTTGGTATGCCTGATATTTCTATGGATCAACCAATGACTGTAGAGCCTTTAGTTTTTGAACAAACTATGGAATATGAACCTATTGTGGAAACAAATACTTTTGAACCTGAAATTGTAACAATGGAAACAGTCATAGAAGATATTCAAGAAGTTATGAGTATGCCAGATATTAGTGAACCTGTGGAAGTTTTAGAAGCACCACAAGTTGATCCTGAAATAGAGATAGAAACACAGATTGTAGAGAATACCCCTGAAGAACCAGTAAATGAGGAGATTAAAGAGCCTACAAATGCCCCTACAGAGCCAGTAGAGGAAGTTGAGGATAGTAAGCCTACCCCAGAAACAGCGTCTAATGAAGAAGTTGTAGAAGAAGTAAAAGAAGAACCAAAGGAAGTGGTCGAGGAAATAGAAGTAGTAGAAGAAAAACCTAAAGAGGAAGTGAAAGAAGAAGTAAAGGAAGAAGTTAAAGAAGCAAAGGTAGAAGATAAACCAACTAAGAAACAAGAAGCTAAACAAGAAAAAGCTAAAGAGATAATGCAAAGTTTTGAATCACAATATGATGCTGTGGCACAATTAACTACATTAGCTTTGGTTAATGCTTTAGGAGCAGATATAAAAACCTATTCTCAAATAGAAATTCAAACCCAACCAGTATGGTATGAATCAAAAGATATTTATGCAGAAACTATGTTGCAAGACCCATTAGGGAATTACTTTGGTGTCCGAGATAGTTTAGTATTTGAACAGATGATAGGAAGTCAGTATGAGTGAGTTACCTTTACCTGATAAAAAATATAATATTATTTATGCAGATCCACCCTGGCAAATTAAAAAAATAAAACGAAGTGTTAGACCAAATCAAATTGAAATGGATTATCCTACTATGAAATTAGAGGATATAAAAAATTTGAAAGTTCAAAATTTAACAGAAGATAATTGTGTTTTATTTTTATGGACAATACAAAAGTATTTAAAAGATGCTTTTGATGTTATGCAAGAATGGGGATTTAAATACCAAAGAACTATAACTTGGGATAAAAAAAATGGCATGTGTTTATTTGGATTTCACCATAGAACAGAATTTTTATTATTTGGGTATAAAGGAAAATTACCTATGTACCCAAAAAGAAAAACTTTTCCAACATTAGTAGAAGCTAAATCTAAATATCATTCTAACAAACCACATATTTTTAGAGAATATATAGAAGAATTTGGAAATAAAAAAATAGAATTATTTGCCAGACAACAAACAGAAGGCTGGGATACATGGGGAAATGAAGTATGAGTGAGTTAGAATTTGCAGGAGTTAAGTTTAAAGGTGGTAAAGTATTTGGAATAATTCTTGCCTTATCAACATTAGTTGGTGGTGCTTATGGAGTCTTTGAAGTGTATAAAGATTACGAAAATTTAAAAGAAGTTGTAAAAAATTATGAGCCTCCAGACTTATCTGGTTATGAAAGTCGTTTAAATGTGTTTGAAGAAAAACTTACCAATTTAGAAACATTATTAAATACTAAGATTACTACAATGGATAATACATTAGAAACTAAAATTACCAATATGGAACAAATTTTGCAATCGGAAATATCTACTGCTATGGCATTAGTATCCTCTGCTCAAGGTGATGCCAGAGATATTCGTAATGAATTAAGAAAAGACTTAAATGATATTATGGATTCTATTAGTGCTGTTGATAAAAGAAGTAGAGCATCAGATCAAGAAACAAGAGGTGCTGTAAGAACAGCAGAGAATGATATAAGAACTTTAATACAACATGCCGAAGATAGATTTGATGGCAAACGTACTGCTATAGAATCAGATGCTGCTAGACGTAATGAAGCTATAGATGTAAAACTAAAAGAACTTGAAGAACGTCTGAGGGATATGCTCACTAGAGCTTTAAACAACCCACTATCTGGACAATAATTGTTTCACATGAAACTTTAAACGCCACACATACCTTCATCACATATGTCATTAAACATATCCATTTGGTCTTTATGTGGGTCTAGTTCTGCTTGATCCAAAGGCACACATTCTTTATGCAAATAGGCTTCAAACTTATTGCTACGCATTTTATGGCGAATGTCTTTATCAAATTGTACACATTCGTCCCAATCTTCTTTATGATTATTTTTAATATCCAACCAATTAGTATTGGAATGAAACGGACAATAAATACATGCTGACTTTTCTGGAATAGGATAATTGTTATTTTTTAACCAAGAATAACAATTTCTTCTAGTAAAATCTACATCAAAAACTAATGGATACTTGTTGTCTATCCACCATTCTCTACTTCTAGTTACTCTAACCATTTCATCTCTTGATATACCAATAACCATTTCTACTTTGGTGTCTTTAGGAACTCTTTGATATTTTTTTAATCCTAATAATTCTCTTACTTTTCTTTGGATAGGCTGTATCTTATAATCATTAGTACATTGTCTACTGCCAAAACCATGCTCTCCTGTTTCTAAATTCTTTATATAAACAGGAATTTTTACAAAGTTTAATTGTAAAGAATCTTCTTTTAAATTACCTTTTTGCACTATATGTAATGGATAAGACAAACGACCTTTTAAGTATTCTAACCATTCATAAACTTTTTTAGGCTCATTGCCTGTATCAGAAAATATAGCACAATCTACCATAGGCAGTTCTCCATGTTCAATCATTAAAGCTAATGTGCTGCTTTGTACTCCTGCTCCTAATGATAATATTCTTAATTGCTTATCCATAAATATCTTTTCTATTTGACTGGTAGGCTTGTTGCTTATCAACACTTTCAAAGCAACCATTCTGCATATTTAGACGCACTTCCAAAGTTCTAGGATAACCTAATTCTTCGTATCGTGTTTTCCAAACTACCAACTTAGCTTCGGTTAATCTATTACCATCTTCATCTTCAAACTTTGGTCGCCATAAACTAAAGATGTGGTCAGCCTTATTATACCAATTTGCACTTCCTGAAATACTATAAGCGGTGGGTGCATTATTACTAACTTTATATTCATTAGGTTTAGAGGGGTGAGCCAATATCATTATATGCACTTCTAGTACCTTTGCTAATGTTGCTAAATCATCTAAGCATTTACCAATCCAATTCGTTTCTGTATTCCTATTTAAATCTGGCATTTCTAATTTATTCCAGGGATCGAACATAAAGGCTTCAATACCATATCTGGCTTTCATATCTCGTATCTTATCACATACCCAGTTAAAGTCTGGTGCATTGTTAGGGTGGTTAAGAAAATGAAAATTGTTTGTTATCCAAATATCCGCTTCTCTTTTTTCTTCTTCACTCATATCTTTTTCTAATTTACCAAAGTAAAATGTTCTTAAATTTCTTCTCACATAAGGTTTTACCCTAGTTTCTCCAGAGAATAGCCCTACTTGTATTTTATAAGTCTTTGCTATGTTTGCCCATATTTGTTGAGCAAAGGTTGTTTTGCCATGACCAGGATAACCAGTAAACACCGATAACATACCTGCACCAAGCATTATCTTTTCTTCCCAACCATCAAACTGTGGATTCCATAATTTAGGTGGGGAAGGTTCTGGAATATCATCAAGGGAGTAGACTCCTTCAATAGGATATTCTTGTAGACTTTCATTTATTTGCCATTGTAGTTCGTCTTTACCTACCTTTAACATAAAATCATTGATGTCTTTTACATCATCTGGAAATTCCACAAACTTACATCTGGCATGACCAAGAATAGAAGATAAATCTGACCTTAGATTTCTTCCTGCATCATCATTATCGGTTAGTAATACAAAGCAATGAGCCTTATCTAATCCTTGCTCTAATGATTCTAATACATATTCATAGCGTTTCGCTTCGTAAATATTTTCTGTTGTCGCTGCTGGAGCACCACTAGGAACACTTAATACACAATCTATAGGGTAGCCACTTTCCACCATTGCACAAAGGTCAAACTCTCCTTCTACTATATAAACAGTAGATAAGTTATTAGAATTAATAACATTTTCAATATTATAGAATTGTTGTTTGCCACCTTTTAATTGTTTATAGGTCTTTTCTTCTATGGCTCTCGCTTTATAATTAACTCTTTCCCCTTTAGTGTCAAAATAGTTAAAGACAATAGATTCTAATTTTCTATCACCATACTGTGCCATGCCGCTTTCGCACTTCAAGTTTTTTAATGTCTGTTCGGATATTCCTCTTTTCTTTGTGAATTTTAGTATATTGTCGCTTATTTTCTTCATAATATTCCACTCCCTTTGCGGTGTTGCAATGATGACAATAATATACAACACAATCAGACTTAACTGTAACTGATAATGGTGTATCTCTCTTATTCTTGGTTCTAGTATGTTGACAATCAGGGCAAGAATACTTGCCACTTCTTTTTAATCCTAATATAAAGTTTCTATCAAGACTCATTTTCTGCTTCCATAATTGCTAATCCTAATTGTCTAGCTATTTGTGGCACAATAGAATTACCTAATGCCTTTATTCTTTTGGCTCTATCTCTGTCCACCCCATAGGATACCCCATCAGGAACTCCACAAATTCTGGATTCAGTTTCCCACCAGGTTTCCCTTTTCTCATCATTGTTACCGGCAGACTGTCTGAATTTCTGGTCATGTTTGATTTGCTTAAAGTCGTATCCCTTATATCTCTTGCTGCCGGTGTCGGATACATCTTTATCATCTCCGATAAATAACCTGTCTTTCTGTTTGTCGCTGCCCTTGATGGTCTCATTCCTTTCCTGTCTATGTGGTCCATTGTGTTTGGAGTGGGCAAGAATCCAGACTCTTTTTCTTTGATGCCACGCACCGATACCTGAAGCTGGAATAAGGAAACATTGGACTTCGAAACTTTCACTTTCCAAGTCATCTTGCACTTGTTTGAGTACCATGCCTTGTTCGATATTAATAATGCCTTGCACATTTTCCCCAATAACCCATCTTGGCTTGACTTTTTTAATAACGTCAAACATTTCATTCCAGAGGAATCTATCGTCTGCTCTTCCTTTTTGTAATCCTGCCTGGCTAAAGGATTGGCAAGGAAATCCTCCAGTAACGACATCTGCTTGTATTTCATCATCAACACTCCTTATATCGTCATATATTTTAATATCACCCCAATGCTTTTGTAAAACTTTCTTACAAAAATCATCTTTTTCACAAAAGGCAACAGTTTCAAAAAAACCAGTAGACTCTAAACCTAAACTAAATCCACCAATCCCTGAAAATAAATCTAATACTTTCACATTAATCCCCTAATAACTTATATTCTGCCACGACTTTCTTATTCTGCAATCTTTTGTTAAACTTTTGTATATTATGCCCATCTTGTCTTAGGTCATAAATTCTTGCTGCTAGTCTTGATGAATTGTAATACTCATATGCTTCTAACCAGTTAATTTTGCCATGCTTTTTAAGATGTGCTAAAATTAAATTACTTTGTGTCATTATCTTTACTCCTTTTTAAGTTCTGGAAATTTTAAATCTTTAAATTCTGGCATTTGATATTTCAAATTCTCTATTGGCTCATCATCTTCCCCTTTTTTAAATAAGTTTACAAAGAATTCTGCGTCTACTACAACCAAAGGTTTTTGATTGTTTCTTTTCATAAACAAAACTGGCTCATATTCTCCACAATTTGCTTCGGCTTGTTGGTAACACTTCCAAACATTTAAAGACTGTTGGTTCTTACACTCAATAGATAATGGAAACTTTTCTCTGGCAGATTTTGCCATCATAATGTCCTCACCACCTGATCCCATAGACCTACTTTCAATATCCTCTGGGTGTATGCCTAGTCTTTCAATAAGGATATCTCTTACCCATTGCTGAAATTTTCTGCCTTTTTGTTTAGCTGAAGATGGTTTCATGATTCTTCCCCATAACTAGCCTTACAATACCAACAATAAATTCTTGTCATATAAGACATATCTTTCGTTTTGCACTTTTTACATTCTTTTGTTTTTAGTTTATTTTTCATAATATGGACTCCCTTCCCATAGTTCTCGGCATTTTTCTTTACCTAGATTTTCGTTATCAGATATTAATTGAAAAAACTTCAATTCATTACCATTTGCATGTAGTTGAGTATGACAGCCATAACACAAAGGAATAACATCTTTGTCTGAGGCTCTCATACCCATACCTCTTTGGCTATACACAGGTTTTAATAAATGATGTGCTTGAACTGGTCGCCTAGCACACCATGAATACGGAAACATAATGCAATCAAAAGTTGTTATATGCTCTAAGTGTTTTTTACTTAAAAACCTTTTAGATTTAGACTTATATTTTTTACCAGTCTTAAAATTAGATTTAGAAATTAATTTCATCATCTGGCATATTTCCACTAATAGCTGTATTATTTAAATCTTCT